AAGGTACAATTTTTTACAATCAAGAATTGGTAATCTTTTAGGAGTAGGCGTTGGAACTAGCGGATATAATCAAGCAGTTAGTTCATCTCAAGTTCCTCAAGAAAATGTGGTATTAGCAACTGAAATGAATGCATTATATGCAGACCTTATAAAAATTAGAACTCATCAAATTGGTACCGAACCGACATCATTAATTAAGCAAGTTAAGGATAATACCACACAAATTAGTATCGCAAATGCATCCATTAACACAAGTAACTCTAATGTTGTAACAATACAAACAAACGAAGCACATCTTCTTATTGAAGGAATATGGGTAGACTATATTATTGGTGTGCAAGGAATGACACAACTTAATGGTGTCTCAGGCTATGCAAAAGTTTTAAGTGCAACTGAATTTGAATTATATGATGCATATGACCGAACATCAGGTACCCCATTAACATCTCCAATAGGCGATCCTAGTTGGGGAGCATACATAAGCGGAGGTGCGTTTTTGCATACAATTGGTGAAGAATCATATCAAACTTATGAATCATTAACCACAATATGTGAAAATGCGAAATTTAATGTAGATGCTACACAAGCCGATCCGGCCATCAAAGACACAGCAACAAGAACAGATTTATGGGGCGGAACAGCAACACCTCAGCAAGTTATACACGAATTTCAAGTTACATTTGCTGATAGTAATGCACGTAGAGGATTTTTTAACGCAGGTGGCGAATTAAGATTTACAAGTAGTTTAACAGGACTTCCTAACAGCGGTACAGTGAATTATCAAAAATCAGTAGATTGGGCTGCTATGCTTTCAAATATGGGAACTATAAAATTTAATTTTGCTGATACAACAAGTTCTAATAATAATGGAACAGGCAGCACTATTGGTAATTATGAGTTGACAAGCACATATCAAGTAGTGTATACTAAAACAGGTAGCGGAGTGTACATCGAAAATGATTATATTATATACGCTAAAGAAAATAGTTCAAAACAAATACAGTTTAAGATTGAATTTACTGATGATGCAAACGGTTCTGGCGGAGCAGATGAAAGAGTAGAAGGCGAGTTGAGCAGTGTAATCTCTGAATATCGTTCAACAGGTCCATATGTTGAAAATTCATCTCCTACAATTACAAGAATACAAATGTTATAAGGAATACAAATGGCAGTCGGAACACCAATATTAGCATCAGACTATAACGGCATCCATAATCTGATGTCGCCGATTGTTGGTCCTACTACTAGTAATGTTGATTTAGGATATGGACGTACACTTTTAAGTGATTTAGTTGTCGGCGGCAGTACCCCTGGCGTTAGCGATGTAATTACAAGTTTACAACAATACGATTTATGGAAAGATTTGCAAGCGGGACATATACATCAATTTGCTACTGATAATACAAGAATAGCATTGAATAGGGTTGATGTTGGCGATATAATTCAGTGGGCCAATATAACAGATTTTACTTTGTTTGTCAATGATGTAATATCTTTCAACAGAGATACAACAGAATTTCCTTCTGCAAATTTTGACGAAGCAGGTATGCTAACCAGTAGTTCTACAACTGTAACAAGCACAAGATCAACTGCTTGGGGCACAGGCGGAACTTATAGAATCGGACATAGAGTTACTGTAAGTTGGAGTAGTGCGAATGCACGTAATCATTTTTTTAATGCAGGTGGACAAATAAGATTTGATGCTAGTCTCACAGGAGGAACAACTGGTACTACAAATAGTAAAGATTGGGACTGGAATAGAATACTAGCAGAAATGGGTAAAATACGTTTTTGGAAAAAAGCAACAAATTATTTTACAGAATCATTAGGAACAGGCGGAACTGGTAGCGAATATGCACTAGGTTCAATAAGCACAAACAGTGCAACTAGTGGTGGGTTTTTTAATAGTGCTACTAGGTTATATACAAAAGTAGGCGGCGGTGTCTCAGGAGGCAACACAGGAGCAATTCCTGTAGAACAAATTTATGATGATAACGAATATCAAATTAATTTAGTTATCCCAAACGACAGTCAAATGATATTTGAAATTATATTTGATGACAGTGATACAGGTACAGGTTATCAGGTAGAATCAGGCGAGCAAGGTTCGCCCACTGATGAACAAGTCGGCGGCACAGTGACAAGTAATCTTTATACTTTTACTCCTAATAGTACATTTAATATCGGTGCAAGCACATTTAATGCTATTGTACAAACACCACCAACAGGTGCAGTAGATAGTTCACTTTAACCTTTGACATTTATCAAATTTTGTTATATACTATACTAGGTATAGTTAGGAGAAAATTATGGACGAACGTCTTGAAAAAGCCCTTGAGATAAGCAATTATATGGTTACCTTGAATAATCAAACAAGAATCTTAAAAGAACAATACAAAGAAAATCTTGTTTTGTATTACAAAGGCGGTCAATTTTCCATTACTCGTGAACTTATAAGTTTTTGTCAAAGCTTACTTTCATTAAAACAAGAGTCAACTATTATTATTGATGATAATGATATACCTGTTGAATGCGAAGACTTACAAGAATTTACAAATGCAATTCTTAATAATTATCAATCATATTCAAATAGATTCCTAACAGAATACAATAAACTTATGAATGAAAGATCTGTTGAAAGTATTATGAATTTATGAGTCAAGGTGTACTATTATTTGCATTTAACAATGAAAGTATAAATTACGTAAACCAAGCTATTTTTTGTGCGAACCGCATACAAAAATATCTACAATTACCTGTGAGTTTAGTAACCAATGTTGACGTTGACAACAAGTGTTTTGATCAGATTATAAAAGTAGAAGATGGATTAACAAGCAGAAAAGCATACCGAGATGGTTCATTAAACAAACGTGTTCTTAATTTTAACAATTACGGCAGAGAGCATAGTTTCGACTTATCTCCTTATGAAGAAACTATTGTAATGGACACTGATTATATAATAGCAAATGATAAATTGTTAAATTGTTTTACACAGCAAAAAGATCTTTTGTTATACAAAGATGCAACACATTTAGGAATACACAATGGCACACCTGAATTTAAATCTATTAGTGACGGCGGCATAGATTTTTATTGGGCTACTGTAATATATTTTAGAAAAAACAACACAAGTGAAGTTTTTTTTAATTTAGTTAAACATATAAAAGAAAATTATATACACTATAGAGGTGTGTATCAATTTAAAAATACTGTGTACAGAAATGATTTTGCATTTAGTATAGCAGTGCATATACTATCTGGATACACAGAAAACAATTTTGTTGGTACAATACCTGGCAAAAAGTTTTATGCAATTGATAGAGACATACTTCTATCAATAAAAGACGATGCATTTGATTTACTAGTAGAAAAACGAGACAGACTTGGGGAATACACTTTTGTAAAATTTAAAGGCAGTAATTTACACGTTATGAATAAGTTTAGTTTAGCGAGAGTTATCAATGAGCAATAACTTTACAATGCTTGCACAGAACACAGATGTTGATTATGTACAACAAGCATATTTAAATGCTATGAGTATTCGTGCTACTAACGAAAATGCAAAAATATGTTTAATAACCAACGATACAGTGCAAGACAAATACAAACAAATTTTCGATGATATTGTAGAAATACCTTGGGGAGATCACGCTAAAGATAGTGATTGGAAAATAGAAAATAGATGGAAAACATATCACGCAACTCCATATGACGAATCATTAGTTATGGATACTGATATGCTTGTTTTGCAAGATATTAGCAGTTGGTTTAACTTTTTAAAAAACTATGATTTGTTTTTTACAAGTAATGTTTACACTTATAGAAACGAACTTGTAACAAATGATTACTATAGACACACATTTGCAAAAAACAAACTACCAAATCTATACAGTGGATTACATTATTATAAAAAATCAGATACTGCACACGAGTTTTACACCTGGCTAGAAATGATAACAAATAATTGGCAACAATTTTATAGACAACACACCGGCGGTAAAATGTATCAACGTAAATGCAGTATAGATTTATCAAGTGCTATTGCTGTAAAGATTATGGGCATAGAAAGTCAAGTAACAAACCCACGTGCTAAATATCCTAGCTTTGTACATATGAAGCCAAGAATACAAAATTGGCAAAACAGTGTAGTTGATAAATGGCAAAATCGTGTAGGCACATATTTAGGTGAAGACTTGCAACTTAAAATAGGCAATTATACACAAGCTGGAGTTTTTCATTATACAGAAGATGACTTTGTAGTTGACCGTATAATTAACATATATGAAAAGTATTTAGGAATACAATGAGAATTACAATTAGCACTGATAGATACGTTTGTTTTGATGAAAACGGTGTAATTGATAAAGTTACACGCAACCCTGATGAAAACTTTGAAAACTTATTAGTAGATTTTGAGCAAGTTCGTCATTTTGCAGAAGGCAAAGAATCACTTCGTGATTATAAAGTTGAATATGACTTTATTGAAAAAAGATATGTATTAAAAAGCAAACAGCAGTATAACGAAAGTTTTAATACACAAAATTTTGTTTACGAAATACCAAAAGAAATCAAAGACACTTACGAAGTTAAAATAAAACAAAATAACAAAAGTAAGTGCTGGGAATTAGAACTGAACAAAGACTTTGAAAATTATGTGCAATCTCAAAAAATCTCTATTAATCCTAGCAATCAGGTATACAGTGTAACAAAGTTATTCGATCCTAACGTTTTGTATAAAACATTAGATTTCTCTAAAACAAAAAAAATACCTTTTACCAGTAAGTTTGAAATTGACAATATTAACGTAAGCCTTTATACTATAAGAAAGTTTTCTACATACTACCACGAGGTTATAAATGGCTAATACATTCCGTGTAATTGATTATGATATTGTTTATCTTAGTTACGATGAACCAAATGCAGAAAAAAATTATGCAGATCTGTGCAAAAAAGTTCCGTGGGCAAAACGTGTACACGGTGTCGAAGGATCTGATGCAGCTCATAAGGCTTGTGCTGAATTAAGTGAAACTGATCGATTTATTACTATTGATGGCGATAATTGTATTAGAGATGATTTCCTTTCACAAGCAATAGACTTTGATGAAAATTTAGATTTAACAGATAAAGTTATAAGTTGGACTGCAAAAAATGTTATAAATGGCTTGAGCTACGGTAATGGAGGAATAAAATGTTGGCCAAAGCAATATGTTCTTGATATGCGTACACACGAAAATGCACCTGCAGATAATCAACACGCTCAAGTTGATTTTTGTTGGAATACACAATATGTACAGATGAACGGAACTTTTAGCGATGTACATAATAATGCTACACCTCATCAAGCGTGGCGTGCTGGGTTCCGTGAAGGCGTTAAGATGGCACTAGATCAAGGACTACGTGTAACAGTTGACGAATTTAAAAATAATCATTGGAAAAACTTGCATCGTTTATACATCTGGCAAATGATTGGTGCAGATGTAGAAAATGGACGTTGGGCTATTTACGGAGCAAGAGAAGGTTTATATAAAACTATGTGTACAGATTGGGACTTTGTAAATGTACGTGATTTTAAATGGCTAAACAATTATTGGGACAACAAAGAGTTAGATGAAGATCAAATGGAACAGGACACAGTTGACCTTGGATATTCGTTAATAGATGAACTAGATTTGCCTATTGCTGCCGAACCATTTGATGGAAATCAAAGCAAGTTTTTTAAAACAGTATATCAAAACCCTGCACGTGACAACAGCAAACAATTCTTAGATAGAGAACAGTAATGGAACGTAGCGAAAGCGAAGAAATCAAGCGTATCGATAAGATTACGCAGGAAATATCTCCAACGTTTTGTTTTGCTAAATGGTATCACGCAAACATATATTTTCAAACAGGTGAAACACACAGTTGTTATCATCCTGCTCCTCACAAGATTGATACAGCACCGCTACTGGAAAATCCTAGTGCTATACACAACACAGCACAAAAGAAAGCAGAACGTGCTGCTATGATGAAGGGCGAACAGCCCAGTGGATGCAACTATTGCTGGAAGATTGAAGCAATGGGTAAAGACTATGTTAGTGACAGAAAACAACGCAATCAAACTATTTTCTTTAAACATAGATTAAATGCTGTTAAAGAAGGTGGTGCAGAGTTTGATGTTAATCCAGAATACTTAGAAGTTTCGTTTGGCAACGAGTGCAACTTCCGTTGCGGATATTGTCATCCAAAAGCAAGTAGCAGATATTATCAAGAGATCAAGCAACACGGTCCTTATGATATGGTAAAAAATCATAGATGCGACATTGATTGGTTTCAAATATTTGAAGAAGAAAATAATCCATATTTGGATGCATTTTGGAAATGGTGGCCCGAACTTAGTAAAGATTTACATATACTACGTATTACAGGTGGCGAACCGACTATCCAGCAAAGTACATATAGATTATTTGATATGCTTGATGCAGATCCGAAGCCAGAATTAGAACTTAATTGTAACAGTAACTTAGGCGGCAAACCGAAACAATTAGCAAAATTTACAGATCGTGTAAACAACTTGTTAACAAATAATAAGATTAGACGTTTTAAAATGTTTACAAGTATTGATACTTGGGGCAAACGTGCAGAATATATTCGTGATGGATTAGACATTGAAGTGTTTGAACGCAACTTAGATTACTTTATGCGTAATTGCGAAGCACCGATGGTTTTAATGATTACATTTAATATTTTTAGTGTAACAACATTCCGTACACTGTTAGAAAAAATATTAGAATGGCGCAAAAAATACAATAATGTCGATACACATAGATGGCAACGTTTGGGGTTTGATACTCCACATTTAAAAGAACCTTTACAATATGATATGAATATTTTGCCAAAAGAATATCTTAGTTATATGCGTGATCATTTGCAATTTATTAAAGAAAATGTAGACGACGAACGTAAAGATGCGTTTAGTACAATTGAGTATGAAAAGTTTAGACGTGTGGTTGACTATATGGAAAAAACAGAATATCCATTAGAAAAGATTATACAAGGAAGACAGGATTTTCATAAATTTTTTAAAGAACAAAATCGTCGACGCGGAGTAAATCATATTGAAGTTTTTCCTGAAATGGCAGATTTTTTTGATTTATGCGAAACTTATGTTTGAAGTAAAATTATACAATAACGATATAGACCTAACTGATTTTTTTATTGAAGCACACAAGAAAAAATTCTATAATAACAGCAGCCAAGAAATGCTTATAGATTATATTAAAAAATACGAAGATGCAAAACTTTGGTTATTACTTTTTAATAATAGAGTTGTAGGAACAGTAGTTGCACATAAATTAGAAGAGTTAGGAATACTAGGAAAAAATGCATACCGTATCGGTGCAAGAACTTGTGTGTTAACTCATTTAATCGGAAAAGATAGAGTAAAGAGTCTTAAAGGGAAGACCGATATACATTATTCACACGCTTCGCAATTTTTGTTGCCTGCTTGTATTGAAGGCATCGGTAGAGATAAACCTTTATATCTTAGCACACACACCGGTGATGTCGGTAGTCAAAATAAAGTGCATAATTTTTGGGCAAAGTATTTTCACAAAGCAGGTGTTCTTCAAAATCCTGTAGAGCTTGAATACAAAGGAACATTTCAAACTTTTTGGAAAATTAATGTTGATAAATTTTACGAAACTTTATCTTCGACTAGGTGGCCAGAAGCCGAAGCAGTTATTCCTATCCTAAATCAACCCAACTAGTTCCATTGTATCCTTGAAACTTTTTGGTTGATTTATTAAATATAATCATACCTTCATCTGCATAATCAATATCAGTTTTTTCTGCTTCTGTAAAACCTTTTGACTTCATAATTGGCACTGCTAAAACACCCTTACCGTCAAAATTTAATCCTGTTGGATTATCCCAAAATGCACTAGGCAAATTTTTTCCATCGCTTAACGTAATTGCAAAATCTGTTGGATATATTTCTAAGTCTGGATCTGGTGTTACGTCTGTGTTTGCATAAAAACCAAAGCCGCCTCCGATTTTATATGACAATCCGTCCCAGGCGTGACAAGTGTTTACCATCAAATGATCTCCAGGATTAAGTGGAAGCATATTTTCGTGGTCACCGTTGAAAGCAAAATAATTTACTTGTCCTAAATTAGAAGTGTTAACCGGGTTTGATTGAAGTTTATAACTTATATTGTCAGCATATACTTGTATTGTTTCTGTGCTGTTGTAACCAATATTGATTTCACCTGTCGAACCGCCTTCGAGTCTAACTTGTCCTTCATTTACAGTCAGCACTGGTGCTCTATTTTCATCAATTACTTGGCCCATTACACAACCATTAAATTCTGCAAGTATACTTGGTTTATCTGTACCATCATAATCTAGCAATGTAAGTACAGGAGAATCATCATACCAATTTATGTTTCCTGTATACATAGTTTCTCTGTCAGTATTGCCTAATTTTAAAACAGATTTGTGCGAATCAGGATGTTCTAATCCTGCTCTAATAACGTGATGTCTTAGTGTAGAATTCCACGTTAATACGTGTTCATCTGTGTCTGGAGTTAATATACCACCTTTTAAATTTCCATTTAAAGTACCGTTGGAGCCATTAAGCATAATGTTGCCTTCGCCGTCAACTACATCACCACGTAGATCACCTGTTACATTACCCATTACTTCGCCCGAGTGTGTACCATTACTTGATCCGATTAGATTGCCATTAACTGTTCCGCTAATAGATCCTACTAACTCAACTTCTCCGTGATGAGTTCCATATAAATCTCCTACTATTCTATCTACAACCAACGTATTTGTTGACGCATCGTAAATCATATCGCCGTTAGTGTTAACTAAATTACCTTCAAAATTTCCTTTTAACAAACTCCGTTGTACATCTACTACAACGTTATTGTTAGAATCTTTTAAATTACCGACAACATCCATATGAACTGTACGACTACTAGCATTTACTAGTACATCACCTTCTTCATTCTCAACATTTCCTACCATAGGACCGTATAGCTTACCAAATGTTGTATCAACTTGAATAACGCCATCTCTGTTAACAACATTTGCTTTAATTTGGCTTAGCCAGCTATCAATAATTAATGTGCTATCAGCACCTACAATATCAATTCGATACGAATCTCCGGGTATAAAATCAGTCATACTTTTCTCCTACAATGTATTTATTCTAATGTTGACAAGATTAGTTTTTCTTAGTATAATTAATGTATGTACGATGTTTATCTAATTGCAAACAAAAATTTGTATCAAGCTGAGTTAAAAGCTCTAAAATCTAAGATACCGACCCTTAAATGTGCTGAAACAATAGAACAAGCACAGGCAAGTTGTATTACTAACTTCTTTTGGATAGTGTATCCTGACTTGGTTATAAATGATGACTTTCATTTTGATTATGAACCTGACGAATGGAGTCAAAAATATGTGCATATGTTTTTAAACGGCGATGATTACGATGGCATAAGTCTTGTACCAAAAACATCAAAAATTTCACAAAAAGAAATTGATTATAGATTTTTTATTAATAAAAAATTTGTTGAAATTACTGCAAGTACACCAAAGTCATTTGATTATTTTGAAATAGATAGTTATGAAGAATATAGTGTTGCATTAGAAAAGTCTAAAACACAAATGTTTTGGATGAGTAGTAAAAATATACAAGCCACTAATCTAGTTAAAGACTTTTACATAACACATCATAAGTCAGATTTACGACAACAGAATCACGCATTTGTGCATCAAGTAAACGACAAAAAATTATATAATGGTTTATTTTTATGTAGTAAAAATCGGCCTTTAACAAAAAAAGAAGTTGATTACAGATTTCCTGTAGCACGTAAAGAATGGAGCCAAACAGGTTCAGGTCCTGCAAAATATGAAATTTATTTTGTTGACAGTTATGAAGATTATTTACAAGCATTAGAAAAATCAGAAACAGAACTGTTTTATGTAGTTCCTGCCCATATTGAATTAGTTGATGATTATACTTTTGATGAATATTTTACATTTGATAATGAATATGATAGGAAAATTAATCACGTATATCTTAATGGTGAATATCACGACGGTGTTGTATTATGTAGTAAACATTGTAAAATTAGTCAAAGAGAATGGCAATTTATGTTCATAGCAAATAAAAAAGAACATAATAAAGTAATTAGTAATCCTAAGCCGTATGACGTTGTATTCATAAGTTATCAAGAACCAAATGCTGATGAAAATTATAGTCTTCTCAAAGAAAAGGTTCCTAATGCAAAGCGTGTACACGGTGTCAAAGGCATACACCAAGCACACATAGAAGCTGCAAAGCAGTGTACAACATCAATGTTTTATATCGTAGACGGTGATGCTAATATAATTGAAGATTTTGATTTTAATTATCAAGTTCCTGTTTGGCAATGGGATCACGTTCACGTTTGGCGTAGTAGAAATCCCATTAACGGGCTAGTGTATGGATACGGCGGAGTAAAATTATTCCCAAGGCAAGCAACAATTGATATGGATACTAGTAAGCCAGATATGACAACAAGCATTAGTTCTAAATTTAGAGCAATACAACAAGTATCTAATATTACTGCGTTTAATACAGGAGAATTCGAAACTTGGAAAAGTGCCTTTAGAGAATGTTGTAAGCTAAGTAGTAAAGTAATTGATAGACAAAAAGATGTTGAAACTGATAGACGTCTTAAAATTTGGTCATCAATTGGGCGTGATAAACCATTTGGAGATTTTGCAATAAAAGGTGCAAAAGAAGGTACAATGTACGGAAGTGCTAACAAAGGAAATATTGAATTACTGAAAATGATAAACGACTTTGACTGGTTAAGAGAAAAGTTTAATGGAAATTTATAAGTTACTAGACAGATTTGAGCTATTGTACAAACACGATGAGCGTCTTTCAGATCTCCGCAGAGCATATATTGATCAAGATTTAACAAGCATATTTAAATTATCGGATTGTAATGAAGATTTGCGCAAAGCTGTAATGGAAGAAAATTGGCATAGTATATTTCGTGTAATTGATAATAAACGCATAATTGGAGAAACTGAAGATTTACGTAAAGCGGTACTTGAAGAAAACTTGCATAGCTTATTTAGATTATTACCTGGCACTGAAGATTTACGTAAAGCTGTACTTGACAAAAATATACACAGTATATTTAGGATTTTAAAAAGCAAAGATTTAAAAGGATTAGTGTTAAATGACAACTATTATGATTTATGGAGATTATTAGAACACTATACTAATAGTCAGTTTGTATATGCTTTTAAAACATTGCTGGAAAAAGAAATTAAGTTTGACGAAGATTGCTTTAGTAGAGGACAACTTGAAAGTAAGTTATGGTTAATAGACGAACTTAAAAAAACAAGTATGAGTTTAGGAACAGTTTTTTTGTGTGCAGGCTGGTATGGAACACTTGCAACAATGATGTTTGAAAACAATTTAGATGTTATAAAAATTAGAAGTTTTGATGTTGATAATAGTTGTCCTACTATTGCAGAAATATTTAATAAAAAATGGGTAGTGGATGATTGGAAATTTAAAGCAAGTGTTCAAGATATACACGATATAAACTTCAATGACGATCACGTTTATCGTGTTTATAAATCAAACGGTGAAGAAGAATTATTATGGGACACGCCGGATACTATAATCAATACAAGTTCCGAACATATACATAATTTTACAGAATGGTACAATAGAATACCAGATGGCAAATTAATTGTTGTACAAGGAAACGATTATTTTGAGATTGAAGAACACGTCAATTGCAGCAAGGATTTAAAAGAGTTTAGTGATAAGTTACCAATGACAACTGTGTTATATGAAGGCGAATTAGAATTGCCAAAGTACAAAAGGTTTATGAAAATTGGATTTAAGTAATTTGACATTAAGAGAAATGCAGAAAGAAAGTGCTAGAGCTTTGAGTACTATGCAAGCAACAAATGATAATATTTGGCAGTTTAATAAAAAAGCGCATCACAATAGTCAAAAATGGTACATAGCTGTAATAGAATGGTATATTGAACAATATGGAGATTTACCAAGTAAAGTTGGCCCCGGTAAGGATATAAAATTAATTTATGAAAGATAAAAATATTATTTTATTGTTTGACGAAGACCAAACAAGATATGCTCAACTAGATTTTACAGATGATTACTTGAAGGAAGCTAATACAGAAATCGTTTATACAAAACGTGATGATGATTATCCAAAAATTATTCCTATTTTTTATATAAACAGCGAAGACCAGATATACATTGATAAATGGGAATTTGAAATCATTGGATTTTTAAATAGACATAAAGATTTTTTAGAGAAAGAAAAAAATAAAATTGTAATATGCGATTTACTAGAATCAAATAAAACATTAATTGAAACTGTAAAACGCATAAGCAAATTTATTCAATCAAAAATTTATATTGTTTCCCCAGAAAAATGTAAAACAAACGACCCGAACATAATTCATATTACTAATCCTATATTTTATAAATTTTTAGAGCCAGTAAAAAATGTAGTAAAGTATAAACCAAAAAAAATATATATGAATTTAAATAGAGCCTATAGATATCATAGAGCATCACTTATAGAAAAGATTTTTGAAAACAATCTAGCAAAATATGGATATACTACTTTTGCTGATGCTTATGAACAAATGTATCAATATTATGAACAACATCCTGAAACAAATTTTAAAAATTTTAAATTCGACATTTTAGATGAACCGGATCTAAAAAATGTGAATCCTGTTTATAAATTTCCAAAACAATGCAAATATAGTTTTTTATTTCTAAATACAGAAACTTGGGTTGATAATAATAAAATGTTTCTTACAGAAAAATCTTTTAAAGCTCCTGCAATAGGAATGCCCTTTATCAATTTAGGATGCCCTGGAACACTGGATAGGATGCGAGATTTAGGTTACTATACATTTGCTCCTTGGATTGACGAGTCGTATGATTTTGATTTGCCGTTACAAACAAGGATACAAATTATAGTTGATAATTTAAAAAGATTTTCTACATACGACGAAAAACATTTAATTAAAATTAGAAATCAAATGGCTGAACGTGTAAAACATAATTTCGAGTTATATAATGTTCTTTACAATAAAAATGCCACGTACGATAATTTTAATTTAATTACCAATGGAGCAGTTTAATGAACGTTAGTTTTATAGGATTAGGAAAGTTAGGAATGCCTTGCGCAGAAGCAGCAGCTCAAAAAGGTCATTGTATTAACGGATACGATAAAATAAAAAAACATAGCAAGCATATAACGCTATGGCCTAATATACAAGGAGCTGTTTCCGGCGCAGAAATAGTTTTTATTTCAGTTGCTACACCTCATCAATCCGAATATGACGGCAGTCTGCCTATTACACATCTGCCAGCAAAAGATTTTGATTACACTCAACTTAAAGAAGCAGTAATTGAATGCAATAAACATATGAATCGTAATCAAAGATTAGTTGTTATTAGTACAGTGCTTCCTGGTGTTATGCGTGAACAAATTTCACCTTTAGTAACAAATACCAATTTAAGTTATAATCCTTATTTAATTGCTATGGGAACAGTCGCAAATGATATGTTGAATCCAGAAATGATTATGATTGGCACAGAAAATGGCGAGCCGGATGTGTTGCTTGAAGAATTCTACCAAAGTATTACAGAAAACGATTGTAGTATAGTTACCGGTACTTGGGACGAATGCGAATGTATTAAAGTATTTTATAATACATTTATATCAGCAAAAGTAAGTTTAGTAAACATGATACAAGACGTAGCAGAAAAGCAAGGCAACA